CAACGGTGAGTTATTGGCTCATGCGGCTGGTGGACAAGCTGGACGGGAAGTAACACAAACGGAGGGAAAGACGATGAAAGCATACAAGGGCTTTGACAAGGACCTGAAATGCAGAGGATTCCAGTACGAGGTGGGAAAAGAGTACGAGGAGGCAAACGCCGCCCTTTGCAAAAAGGGATTCCACGCCTGCGAGAACCCGCTGGACACGTTCCGGTACTATAGACCGACAGATAGCCGGTACTGCGAGGTTGATGTGGACGACAACGGCGAACGCAACAGCACTGACAGTAAGGTTTGCGGCAAACATATTAAGATTAGCGCAGAGATCGGGCTGAAAGGCGTTATCAACGCCGGTGTGCGGTTTGTGTTTGACAAGTGCGAGAGCGCAACCGATGAAAACGCATCCGGTTGGAGTGGCAACGCCGCCGCATCCGGTTGGAGTGGCAACGCCGCCGCATCCGGTAATCTGGGCAACGCCGCCGCATCGGGTGATAGTGGCAACGCCGCCGCATCGGGTGAGAGTGGCAACGCCGCCGCATCGGGTGATAGTGGCACGGCTGTCGTAACCGGCTTCGCTGGGAGAGCGACCGCATTGGGCGAACAGTGCCTTGCTGTGGCATGGGGCGAAGATAGCCTTGCAAGAGGCACTGTGGGCAACTGGATTGTCGTTTCTGAGCGTGACGATGATGGCAACATCATTGATGTCAAAATTGCAAAGGTGGACGGCGATACCGTCAAGGCGGACACATGGTACAAACTGGTGAACGGCGAGATCATGGAGGCTTAGTAATGTATTTGTGTGATTATTGTGGGGCGGCGTTCCAGTCGTTGGATTACATCGAGGAAAAGTCCGATGAGTGCGGAAACAGCATAATTTATGTTTGCCCAGAGTGCGGAGAGGAGATTATCCCAGGAGAAGCGGATGAATGCCCGGTTTGCCACGGCTGGAAGCCGATGAAGTCTGCTATGTGCCATAAGTGCGAACTGGAAACAATCGGGAATTTTAAGCTGGCTATACGGAAGTTTTCCGATGTGCAGCTTGATTATATTTCCGAGCTGACGGAGGGTGAGTATCTCTCGGAGTTTTTGCATAAGGGGGGCTTGGGATGATAAACGGCGTCCTCCGGTACATAAAAGCTACAGTGGAAATCCCATTCCCAGAGGGGAAAATGTGCTGTAACCTCTGCCCACTTTTGGAGACGTATTCGCGAAATCAATGCCGCCGCACGGGGGAGTATTTGCTGGACACACGAATCGTCGGGGCATATTGCCCGCTACAAGTTGTTGATGAGGAGAAAACCGAATGATGAATATCTACGAGAAAATCGCTGCAATCATGCAGGATGTCCAGTATTTGGCAAAGGACGATCATGTAGAGTTTGGCAGCACCAAATACAAGGCACTGAGCGAGGAGAAAGTAACCTCCATCATGCGTGCGGAACTGCTGAAACACAAACTGGTTGTATACCCCATCGCACAGACAGCCGGGAGAACTGGGAACATTACCCACGTGGATGTCATCTACCGCATGGTCAACGTGGAAAACCCGGAGGAATACATCGAGATTGCATCCTGCGGAGATGGCGCAGACACACAAGACAAGGGCAGCGGCAAGGCCATGACCTATGCGTTTAAGTATATGTGGCTGCGGACCTTTGCGCTTCCCACCGGCGAGGACCCGGACAAAATTTCCTCCGCCGAGCTGGACGAGAAGGAGCGGAACGCCGCTCCGGTGTGTGAGCGATGTGGAGCTGACATTGTGTCCGTCAAGAAGCGCAACGGCGAAATGTGGACGGTAAAGGACATGGTTAAGTACTCCAAGGGCCGCTACGGAGCGCAGATGTGCGCCGACTGCATGAAGGCCGCGAAGAAGGAGCAGGGCAATGTTGCAGGCTGATGTGACCGCCGCACGGTGGCAGCAGGACAGCGATGGGGCGTGGCTGTGCCTCCGGGTGCAGTCCCCCACCTCTGCAATGACCATCTGTGACGAGATGAAGCCGGACAAGCAGTATGTGGCGCAGATCAAGCGCAAGGGCAGGAGCCTTGACGCAAATGCTTATGCGTGGGTTTTGCTGGATAAACTGGCGGCACACTATGGGATTCCGAGGAATGATGTGTACCGGGAAGAAATCAGGATCATCGGTGGTGTGAGCGATGTCGTGTGCATGGTATCAAAGGCGGCGGACGAGTTCTGCCGCAGATGGGAGGCGAAAGGAACCGGCTGGATGGCGGAACAAGGGCCAAGCAAAATTCCTGGCTGCGT